ATTATGGTGTAAGTTATATAACAATAATAAACCGGTTTAAATAGATTCCATTATATAATAATAAACATAATAACAAAATAATAATATAAATGTCTGATATTACGACAAATTATATATATTTATTACAAGAACGAGAGTTTATAAAAACAACGGAACCTATTTATAAAGTTGGAATGACTAAAAAAGAAAACCACGAAAGATTTAACCAATACCCCAAAGGGTCGGTTCTTTTATTTCAAATGATTTGCGATGACTGTAAAAATATTGAAAAACATTTAATTAATATTTTTAAAGAAAAATTTACTCAGAGGAAAGATATTGGGAATGAATATTTTGAAGGCGAATATAAAAATATGATTGATATTATTTATTTTAGTATACATAATGAGAAAAAAGAATGTGAAAAATCAAATCAAACCATAGAAGATAATAATACTGAAACTCAAAACGACGAAGAGTCCATTTACCAAATTACAACATACGAAGAGTGGATTAAATATAATAAGATTAGTGGAATAATTATTACCAATAAAACCGGTGTTGGGTATTTGAGATGTGATGGTCAATTATGGAGAGAACTGTATGATAAAAATCGATTTGATTTTGATGAAGACACTATGGAAGATTTATTACCATGGATTGAAAATCATCAAAGTGATGTTGTGAAAATGGTTACTCCAGGTAATGATTTACTCTCTTGGGAACAACGTCTGAACCTGATACATATTTATAAACATAAAGAAACAAATGAAATAATCTCTTGGAACAACCATCATAAATTAAATGAGATAGAACAAAACAATTATATTTATTTATCAAAAAAAGATGAGTATAAATTTATTGAGGTGGAGTATAATGTTAATAAAATATATCAAGATATAATTAAACAATGTTATGTAAAAAGTTGTGATTTTTACAATTTAAACTATCACGAATATGTTTGTTATAATAATAATCAAACCAATAATTATTCCGATAATGTTATAATAAATTGTTCAAATTTTACATTTACTAGTGTTGACGATGTGATTAGCAATAAAATTTTAACCGCTAAAGATCGTGGTGGAAAAAGTATATATATAAAAAATATTGTTAATATTACTATTGTTAATGATATTTTAAACTCATTAATTTCCAACGAAATAAAGATTCAGTATAAAAAATTAGCATATAATTTAATTGTCAAACAAGAAGAAAAACAAATTATATTTTATGATTATAACGAATGTTTATTGACAACCTGGATAAGTGGTTTGTTATATTCTATTTCTAATTACAAATTTAGGGTATGTTCTAGCGAGTATTATGAGAATAAATCAGAATTTAAAAAAAAATTAAAAACAAAGAAATATAGGTGTGTTATAATTGGAAATTCAACTGTTCAAATTTCAATTGAAACTCAAATCAAAGATTTTAGTAAATTGGGGTTTAAAAATATTATTGTGTGTAAAAAAGATAAAACGAATACTATGTATAATATCAAAAATTTTAGGAAATATTTACACGATAATAAAGAAATATTATTGAACTGTATAAAAGAAGAAAATAATTATGTCCCTAGAAACAGTTGGGATTGTGAACTCCAACACGATGATAATATATTTTATAAATCAGACTTATTATTGACAAACTTCTTTAAATGGTGTTGTGTTCTATAATGTAAAGATTTTTTTCCATACTCTGTAAATTAAAATTGTCTACATACATATTATCCAAAAACAATATAATAGTATAATGATAATAATATTACCATTATACTATGAATAATATTAGAATAAATCAATTAGAAGCCTTATTATATTTTAAAAAACATTATTATGAAAATAATCAAACTAGAGGATTATTATCGATGTGTTGTGGGTCTGGAAAAACGCGCACATTTTATGAAATAATGAAATATTGTATGTTTGAAAAAAACGAAAACTTAATAATATATGCTACGTCAAGAATTATATTGGTCGAAAATGTAATTCAAGATATAATTGAATATTTATACGTTGAACAACAACAAAAAGTATGCATTATGATAAAAGTATCTCAATTTAATATCAATAATATTAAATATAACCTTGTTAAAAAATATAAATGCGATGGAAATAAATTTATGAAATATTTCAATAATAATATAAAAATTGTTATATTAGATAAACATATATCTGATATAGTTATAAATAAAATACATCGAAATGAAAAAATACTTATGGTATCAACATATCAATCATTATTAAATATTTATGATGATTTTAAAAGTAATAATTATTCAACGATAATGCCAGATTTAGTTTGTTGCGATGAATCGCATAATTTAGTTAGTGATATCAACAAAAAAACAAACATAATTATACACGAAGAATCCAGCAGTTGGAATGAAATACATAAAAAAATTCTTTTTATGACAGCAACCCCATTAAAAATAATAACAAATAATAGTAATTCCTACTCAATGAGTAATGTAAACATTTTTGGAAAGTGTTTTTATGAGTATTCATTTTCTAGAGGGATACTTGATAAATATATTGTGGATTTTAATGTTATATATTTTGATGATGTTAATGGAATATCAAATATGTATAATCATTATGCGAATAATTTAAATGATTATGCCAAACAGGATTTGTATTTTAAAATAATATCTAAATATTTGTTAAAAACGATAGATATATATAATTTAAAACGGACGATTGTTTATATATCTAATCAAACCAAAGCAAAGGAATTATGTAAATTATTACATAATGTAAAGTATATAATATCCGAACAATCACATACTGATAAAATAAGTATTTTAAATTGGTTTAAAACAAGTAACGAACCCGATGCGTTTAAAATATTAGTTTCAGTTGATATATTTAATGAAGGGGTTGATATTCCTATATGTGACAGCATTTTTTTTGCAGAAGCACGGAATTCAGAATCACGTATTGTTCAAAATATTGGGAGGTGTTTAAGAAACTATTCATGTAATAATTATACTAAGAAAATTGCATATGTTATATTGCCTGTAGGACCAGAGAACGATAATTTTAAAACAATACAAACGATTTGTGGTATGTTAAAATTGAAAAAAGATACAACTGATTGTGCGTTATATAAAAAAATAAGTTGTGGAAAAACTAAAGAATTTCGTAATGATAAAGAAGACTTCGGTTATAATAAGAATTCTAATACTATTAACCAAGAGGTGTTAGTTAAAACAGAAACACTAAATGATATCACAAAACAAAAAAATGATGAAATATCTGAATTAATTGTGAATACATACGCCATTTCGGATAACAACACCATAAAATGCGATATATCTGAAAATATTAATGACCCCATTAATTGTCGAGATTATAATATGTTAAAATTAAGTATTCGTGAAAATAACATACAAAATTTAATGGAATTAAAATCATTTATAACAACTCAAGGTTATCCACATCAAATATTTGAAGATACCTGGATTAGTTATGGTGATTTATTATTTGACAAAACATATACATATGAAGAAAGTGTTAAATTTATAAACACTTTGGATTTAACTTATATTACAACATCAACTACTTTTACAACTTATTATGAAGATATATTAATTAACGCATTTCAACAAAATAACACTAAAATATCTATTAATGAATTTATAAAACTACCAAACGACCCAACAAAATATTATTCACAAAAATGGACGAATTGGAGCAATTATCTAAGTATACCATTAAAAGAAAATGAACAAGAACCGTCAAAAAAAAACAAAAAAAAAGAGGCATCTTTAACAAGTAAATGTCTTGAAAATTCTCATAATATATTTAAGAATATTAAAAATAATTGTAGTTATCCATTTAATATAATAAAAACAGATGTATCCAAATTTGTCAATTATATTAAAAATTATTATGAATTGAAAAATATAACATTTAATAATATTTTCATAGTGTATCAGAATAATCAGACTTCTTACTTGGAATTACATTATAAAAGTATGTGTATAATTAGAATTAAACAGAACTATATAGTTTACTACTACCCATCTAATTTTGTATCAGTTGATGATATTAAAATTAACCATAATAAAAGTAGAGAACTTACCATTAAATCAGAGGAAATGAGAATGGTTTTAAATAATATATTTAAAGATTTAAACAATGAATTGAATGAATCTAATAATAATTTGGGTAATAAATATTAAATATCAACAACTATATGTTGACTAAAATCAAATACAATTTTTTCTGGTTTAGGTTCGTTAATTATTGTTAATTGGTGTCTAGCTTCTGATATTACCGCCCTTTTATCTTTACGACGTTGTAAATTCATATTTTTAATTTCAAAATCAAATTCAGCATTAATTAAGAGTTCTAATTCGTTTAATTCCTCAATTTTATTTAAAGTAGTTAAGTCCATTTTAGTATTCATCTTTTATATATAGTATCTATTAGTATTTATATTGTTATACTATATCTCGAAAAATAATAACCTACCGGAATATCATATACACGATATAGTCAATCTTATTGAATCAAGAGATATACCTTTATTGGCGGAATTTTTTAATAAAAATATTGAATTATTTGAAAAATTAAAAAATGGTATTGACTTAATTAAATAAACAAAAATACATTAAAATTATATAAAAATTCAACTATTTTTAAAATTGACGAAAATATATCAACCCAGTAATTAGTTATTTACACTCTGTAACATTTAAAATAGGATAAAAATAATATAAAGTTTTTTTATATTATTTTATTAATGGAATCAACTATAAAACATATAAATATTTATGATGATGGTATAATTGAAATGGTTGTAATTTGTAATAATTGTAAACATACAAATTACCATACTATAACACATTCCTCTCTAAAAAATGGAGATAAAACAACTATTGACTTTTCTAAATTGGGTAAAAGATGTTGTCACAATTTCGCAAAACCAAATTCTGCATGTTACGCAAATTATAAATTATATATGTAAAAACAAAATAATAATTAATCTTTTGGGTATTTTTATTTAATTGTGTTGACACAGAATATTTCGGAGAGATGGTCTATTATTTATTTATTTGTGTTGACACAGAATAAAAAAGGGTGGGTTTACCCTTTTTATTTTTTAGTTATATTTAACGAAATTAATTAAATCGTGAAATTAATTAAATCGTATTCTAATTCTTTAATTTTGTCATCCTTTTCTTTTAATTTTTGGGTCAGTTCTTCAATTATGTCATCCTGTTTTTTAATTTTATTTTTATATATCACGGTAAGCAGTTTTGTATCATTATCATCATTTTTAGTCAAATATGTTGATTCATTAATATATTTGACTAAATTAATACTGTCTTCTGGACAACTGAACGAATTAAGTGATGTAAAATTTTTCAAGACATATTTAACCATTCTCATATAATATAGTGGAATTTTTATATTATTTATTACGTCATCGTCAATTGGTATACCATTAACGATAACATGATGTGTAATTTTGTTATTATCATCATCATACTTAATTATACGACTTTTAGTTCCTTCTTGAGGTGATGTGATTTGAATAGTAACGTCTATGGGTTGCATACTTGTTGGTAATTGTTTTTATTTAAAGTTAGTTTAACTTTAAAAATCATTTCATTTTTTATATATTTACCCGATTATTCAAATACTAAAATTTATTTATTTATCTTGACAGTGTATTTTTATTTAATTATTGTAGACATAAAAAGAATAATGAAATCTATTGGGTATTTTTATTAATTTGTGTTGACACAGAATATTTCGGAGAGAGATACAATTAATTAATAAAAAAAATGATTAATTTTTTTAAATAGTTGTTTTAATAACTTATAAGACTTTATAAAATGGAAGAACCAACCGGAATAATTTATATTAGAAATAACGAATTATGTGTATTAAAACAAATCATAAAAATTGGGATTACAGGAAATGGAAAAAATCGAGGGGACGCATATACTACATACGAACACGTAAGAGGAACATTTATAATGGTTATTGAAATACCGCTTAATAAAATGAAATTACTCGACAAATCGTTAAAAAAATATTTTAAAGAATATAATGATTATAAAGGAGGCGGAACCGAATATTATAAGGTTTGCGTAATCGATAAGATTGTCCCGTATTTGGAATTGATGAATATTAAATTTAAGGTATTGTCAACAGAAGAAATAGATACGTTAGAAAGAAAATATAGACATAACGGTATTAAACGCCGAACTAACATTTCAGAAATAATTGATAACTTAGATATTAATAGGTTTATTCAAAAATTAAAAATTAATAAACAAAATAAACAACAACATTTTGAAAAGTTGAAACGTATTGACCGAGCAAAAAAAACATTTAAACGAATTCGAAATTCACTAGTTAAAACACTCATACAAATGTCTACAACAATACGAAATAAAACCAAATTTATTGACGAATTAAAAATAAAAAAACCCAAATTTATCGAGGAACTAAAACCCGAATATACCCCAAGAGAAGACCAAAATGAGATTATTAATAAAGCATGTCAATATTTTATTATTAATGATAAGGGATTACTTGTATTAATATGTGGAATCGGTAAAACTTTAATTTCATTATGGATAACTCAACGTTTAAACTCACAAACTATTCTTATCGGTGTTCCTAATTTATTGTTGGTTAAACAATGGAAAGTGGTCATAAGTGAATTATTTCCAACATTTAATAAATTAATATTAATTGTTTCGGGTAATGTTAAAGTCGAACATATTACAACATTTTTAAAAGAAAATAGAACCAAATGTATTGTAATAACAACATATTCATCAGCACATAAAGTATATACGGCAACACAAGCGGATGATTTTAAATTCGATATGAAAATAAACGACGAATGTCACCATTTAACAGCAATTAATATAAATTCATCCAACTCAACCAAAAAATATATTAGAATGTTAAATATCGGATCAAGTAAACAATTATCATTAACTGCCACACTTAAAAACTTGGAAACCTCCGATAATATAGATACGATTTCAAATGATAATGTTGAATATTTTGGAGAAATAATTGATAGAAAATCTTTGCTATGGGGTATTAAGGAAAAAATTATTTGTAATTATGTTATTAATACAATAACATCGAATGAAGAACTAATGAACACTCAATTATTGGGGTTTAATATTACTAATGATAACGATAAGAGATTAATGTTGGCTGCATATACATGTTTAAAAAGTATTGAGTCCGGACAATCACATCATGCCATTATTTATGCGAATAGTATGGAAAACTCGATAAAAATTTGTGACTACATAACAGATTTTATAACTTACAATTATTTTAATATTCAATATTTATATTATTCTCATTATACGAGCGAAATTAAATTCAAAGAACAACGAGACATTCTAACAAAATATAACGAGTCTACTCTTGGAATTCTTACGTGTGTATATTGCTTGGGAGAAGGATACGATAACCCAATTATTGGAACTGTTGTGTTTGCGGAAAATATGACATCCAATATTCGCATAGTTCAATCGGCATTAAGAGCATTTAGAAAAGATAAAGATGAACCAGATAAACTCGCAAAAATACTGATACCTGTTTTAATTAAAGGAGAATATTTATCGCCTTCTGATTTACAACACATTAAAGAAATTACTTGTGAAATGGGAACGGAAGATGAAACTATTACACAAAAAATTAAAGTGTATAATATCGAAATAAAGGAACCATCAAAAACACAATCAACTCCCCGAAATAAGAAATCTTATGATGGTGAGTTAGGAGAGTATAACGCAAATCTTACAAGTATAATTAAACTACAAACCAGAGAAAGAACATCGCTTGGAACAACATACGCAAAAGCGTGTAAAATACTTGCCGACAAAAATATTCAATGTTCTGAGGATTACCTTAAATTTTGTGAATCGAATAATAAATTACCTAAGAACCCGATTGAAATTTATAAGGAAACATTTAAAGGATGGATTGAATATTTAAATATTCGACTCGGTCCGAATATTTATGATTTTGAAACATGTAAAAAGGTAATCACCCAATTATTAATTAAATATCCGGACCTTAAACGTGATTATTTAAATTTACCCGGAATTGTTGACAAATTGTGCAAACTAGACCCAAATTTTCCACCTAAACATTTATGGGAAGAATACTATAAATTAGAATTAAGACAAATTATTATTATAAATATTAAAGGTAAAAAAACGCCTAATCATACTCCTTTAAAACACATTTAAATGTTGACAAATATTAAAATAATGAATAACGAAATGATTATTAAAAAAACAAATGTTTGGGGACATTATTATAATGTTAAAAATGTAGATAAACGGTTAAGATTAATGAAAAAACACGAACTAATTCATAAAATGATGGGGTTTCCATTTATTGACCATTATACAATATATGCTTATAAACCTAAAAATCAAAAAGGACCCGCAAGAGAAGAACAAACATTTATTTTAAGTTATGCGTATAATTATGATTCATTCGAAAATGAAGAAGACTTTATTAGTAAATTAACAGAAATAGGATTATCGTTTTATAAGGAAAAATGCGTATATTACACACATGACGCATATAAAATTATTATTTATGAAAAAATGTGTCCAATAGACATAATATTACAACAAATATAGTTTAATAAGTAAAAATTACTTTTTTATTTAAAAATAAAATTGATTGTGAAATTAATATTTAAAGGAATAATAACTTATACTATATATATAAAATGTCAACACCATATAATTGCGAACTTTGTAAAAAGGAATTTAAACAGAAGAATGATTTTAGAAGACATACCAGTAAAAAGGTGCC